GCCATGAACCCACGGGTCATCAAGTCCTGAACAAATGGATTTAGCTGCTGCGTTGTCTGCTGTGTCGCAGTCTGACCGCCCTTAGACATACTTAAAGCTCCTTAGCGATGGTGGTGCATACCTCTTTCCACCCATCTCGCTCGAAAATCCTTACCCAACCCCGTCTACCAGATATTGACATAGAATTACAGCCAATAGTTTTAGCATACGCTCTTACTGACTTCTCCATTTCGAGAAGCTCTTCTAAGTCTCCACCAGCAAGGAATATGTGCATTACCTTAGTCTGGGGATATATCTGTATCTCAGTTATGATTGCCGACTTGTCACCGGGCCAAAACTGCAAGTCACCCTGCACAATTCCATACCAAATATCGTCCAGCGTGTGCGTGCCTTTGGTATACTCTAATGCGTCTTCGATATACTTTCGACGAGCGTGAAACTGTTCGTAAACTGGTATCATTGCTGCACTTGCGTAATTGCTACATGAGCCGTGGGAGCGGCTGGCGAGAAAGCAGTTGATGCCACGTTTGTCGGCTGCAAGCCAGTATCGTCTACAGCCCAGAACAACTCCACATAATCATTTGCGGCCAGTGACACGAAATCGTTGATGGCTAGAACCGTATAACCACCACTATCCTTTAGTGAGCCGACAGCGGTGCTTGAGGCGATGTTTGTCGTCCCGTTCTTCTTCAGCCACATCCACGCAGACTTAGAGTTTGAGTTTGCAGATGAGAACTGGATACGCACCGCAAAGTTGTAGAGGCCGCTATGAGCCACTGTAAGGCGCGTTGTGGGGCTTCCAGTAAGCGATACGCCCTCGCTGATAACTGTAGCATCCCACGCAAGCGCATAGGCCGTATTAGCGGCAGCAGGAGTGATCGTCGTGCTTTTGGTGAACTGGCCGAAATAGTATTGCTGCTCAATCGCTGGCCGGACGAATATCTCGCCGTCAGATGTCCCAACCTTCAGCACCGCAGCCACAGGAACCACGTTGTCAGGCGCAGTAGGCTTGACGTTGGTAAACGCACCAGCGGTAGTCGGTGAGGCGTAGAGGATGTCACCAACGCTAAATGCGCTCGTATTAACGCCGCGAACGTGGCCGAATGTAGTGCAATAACCTACTTCGCCGCTGTCAGGCAGTTCGTGTGTAAGCACGCCAAGTATATACAATGTGGGCGTGGAGCCGTTAGCCAGATACTTTGACACCGACAGGACGTTGTTCGCACCTACCCCGGAGAAGCCAACGACAGTGCCGTTTGCCATCGTAGAGCCAGTCATATTCTCTACGCGGGCGTATGTCTCTTGGCCGACTTGTTGGATAACGCCATATTCCATGCCAAGGTCAAGCGTGCCGTCAACGGTATTCCACGACATCGTGCCTTCAGCGGGCGTGTGGCTATCAGTGGTAACGAACGAAGCGTCAGAGACAATCAGTTTTGCAGGCTGATAAATGCCTACATCCTGCCCTTTTTCGTAAAGGGTGTTGGAATAAAGCTCAATAAGGCGGTTGCGTTGCGCCTCATATGCAGGATTATACGCGCCAGGAGGCGGTGGTAGCTTCAGCGTCACCTACGGCCCCCAGAAACTGCATTAAGGCGCTGTGTGCCAACCCTCCAGCTTGTTGCGGGCGTTGTGGTTGTAACGCGCATCTTTACCTGACGGCCATTGAACCGCACAGACGTTGGGTTAGTCAGGCTGTAAGGGCCATAACTGGCTTCGTCACCATTTGGATAGTAACGGGTCTTGAATGTCGCCTGCACGCCGCCTTGGTTGCGCTCGTCAGGGATCATCTCGTTAATATACATGATGTTGTCGCCGTTACCGATCTGGACGGGACCGCTTTCAGCGTAAGGCGTTGCACTGTCGTAGTTCAGGCCAACTTCATGGTCGTAGATATAGCCGTTTGCGCCAACCATGATGGGGTTACGGAACACGCTGCGGTCCGTGCCAGCCGTGCGGGCAAGCGTGCCAATCGTCCAGTGGTTTTCGACGTAATCCCAAGCAACATAGCTGTCGTTCTCGTTCGAGTTGGCTGACGGATAGAACCACCACACCTCATTAAACTGAGCGTTGTTAACAGCGTAAACCTTGGAGATTTGGTTGATATTGATGTTGTTGAAGACGTAATCGTAAACGTCACACGGCAGAGGCTTCACATAACCATCGAAAACGTGGAAGCCGCGTTGCCCCATCCAAACGCACAGATTGTCCAAAACAGCAGCGCAGTTGGCCGACACAGCGCCACAAGCGCGCCCTGCAATTTCAGCGGTATAAACGAACGGCTGCCCGACATACGTCAGCGTATGAGCGTCAATGTCAGTCAGGATAAGGTTCTGGCCGCGAACACGCTTTGCGGTGACAATCCGCCCTGGTGTCTGCAACTCTACACTGCCAGCAAGGTTCGTAGATGCCGGTGTCCAGATGGTGTTATCTTCAAGGTCCGACCAAGCCACCTTACGGCCATCACCAGACGCGCCCAGAGCAAACAGAGAGCGTTCAGCGGTAACAAGTAGACCAATGCAGTTTGTAGGCGCATTTGTGATTACAGCGGCCTTGGTAGGCGTGGATGCGTCAAGCTGCCATTCGTATAGCTTGCCGTCAGATGTCGAGCAGCCGACAAGATATTCGCCCCACGTGTCCAGCGACCACGTTGTTGCAGGCGTTACAGAACCGCTATCAGGACGAGGTGTGCCGTAATAGCCAGCGCTATAATTCCCAATGCCAAAGCCAGCACCCGTTGAAGCATCATCGTTCCCCGCTGTGAAGCTAACAGGAGTAATGTCCACAAGACCGCTAGATTGCGTCATCACATAGAGCTTAGATGACGTTCCAAGCGCCGCAAAACGCACGTTGCTATTTGTTTTCCATGTAAGAAGGCCGCGACATTTACCTGTCAGCGTGCCATTACCACGGCGCTCCCAGCCACCCACAGGCTCCATTGAACCCTCAGTCCAGCGGACAAGGTTCACATCATACCACCGTCCTGCGGACTGTAGTTCAGTGCCGCTACGATACACTCCGGGCGGTATAGAGAGTGGAATAAGGGCCATAGCTACTCATCAAAATCGTCGGGAGAGAACGTAAACACAATCTCTATATCATCTTCTTCGTGGTTTTGCCATGCCTCCGCCATCAATGCAGCGTAAGCGATTGCGTCCTCTGAGCTATCCTGATGCCAGCCTGGCGATTGGTGCTGTCTGCTAATCTTCAGCAGCAGCATAAACAGCCATCCCTCTTGTTCGCTCAGTATATTTCCTGTCAGCACGTTAAACGCGGCAACAGTGGACTTCATGCTGCGCTCGCCGTCTGGGCTATCGTATTCAGCCCCACGTTCGAGCATCAAATCAGCGGCGCGTTCAAGAAACTCAATTGCTGAGATTGTCATCGCCACTTCCTCCGTCGAATACACATTGGCCTCGGAAATACGCTTTCCCATTTAGCACCTCGCATAGCTCCGGCGGCAATAGGAACCCATCTTTAAACGTAAGCACCGCAAAGCCGGATGTGTGCGGTGATGGGTTGTTCTCAGCGTAATCAAACTGCGGACCATGCGGATCAGATAAGGTGCCTGTATCAACGCCCCAGCGGCGGCCATTGTAATCAGCCCAAGGTGTAACAGCCAAGCGGTGAAGATGGCCTGTAACCATCGTCTTACCAGCCTTCAGGGCGTTGTTGTAGGCCGCATGAATGCCGTTGTGATAGCGATGCTTAATCATCACATTATCGTTAACCATCAGCGACCAGGCGAAGTCCCAGCGGTCAAACTTATTCTCTAACCGCTCCAAGATGCCTTCATATTCCGCCGCATTAGACACAAGCATACGGTCAAACCGCATATCGTGGTTGCCAACGTTCCAGAACTTAGCGCAGCCCTTTGGTAAGAGCATCTCAATGTCTGCCATATGCTCTTGGCAAATCTCAAGCTCTTCCTTGACTGTAGGAAGTTCAGACCATCCCATAGGAGCGTGGCGAGAAACTCGTGCGCCGTCAAAGATGTCCCCATTGGCTACGATGGCACGAGGCTTTAGGTCTTTAATTAGGATGTGCATAGCCTCATGGGCCACAGTCTTCCAGTGGTTCGGCCACCAGTGAGCGTCAGAGAAGACAATAATAGTGCCTGTATCTACAAAAATCTCGTTCTGGTTCTTGTAGGCGCGGCCAATGTCATTAGACGACCAAGGGCCACGGCTTCCGCTGTTTCCGCGTGTTTTTGTCTGTAGAACGATGCCCTTGTCAGCCAGGGCTTTACGCTGCTTGTAGATGTTTCGCTCTGGAACACCGCTTATTTCAGCAACTTGGCGTGGGCTTCCATCAGCCCTTTGCCACAACTTAATAAACTCGTCGTCGGATAAAAGTTTAGCTACCATAGCAAACCCCCTCTATTCACTTTTGACGGATAGCCTCTCTCCAAGCATCAACCGTCATGCGGTGACGTAGCGCACAATCACCATATTTGGCAATTATTTCAATTTCCCAGATGGCGCGGTCTGGGTCTGTCATGTTTTTAGGCGGAACTGGAAGCGGAGAACAGTTACTCGCCAAGTTTGCCGGTGGCGCGGGAATTGGCGTCACTGACACTGCTTTCGAGCATCCCGAGAACACGAGCATCAACAGCACAATCGACAGGAACAGCAGGGAGCGTTTTGTAAATCTCTCGCACCGTGCTTGTTTTTCCGGCGACCACCACATCGGCTTTATCGCGCTCGATTTGGTAAA